GCAGAGCCTGAACGTTTGGCCTATTCCTAACAATGACTTCCAGTGCTTCCAGTTTGTTTTAGAGACACAGCTGCAAGACGTTGGCGTGTTGGGTAATCAGTTGTACGTACCAAACCGTTGGCTCAACGGCATACAGTCCATGCTGTCGCATCGTGTTGCGATGCAGCTACCAGGTGTTGACCTGCAGCGTATTACTTACCTGGATCAAATGGCGCAGCGCAATCTTCTCGACGCGGAGAACTCCGAGGAAGACGGCGCACCGATTTACTTCCAGCCCAACATTTCATATTATACGAGATAATCATGACCGTTCCAGTGATGACCTACAACAGCCTTGTCGCCGACGTCATAAATTATATGGAGCGCGACGACGCGCAGTTTGTGGCGCAGATTCCTTCCTTGATTTACTTAGCGGAGCAGTCCCTCGCCGCCGAAATAAAAACATTACAGCAGTTAACCGTTGTTAACGTCACTTTAAACGCTGGCCAGTACGTATTACAAAAACCTGCCCGTTGGAAAAAAACAATATCTATAAAAGCAAACGGCGAACCCATCGTCAAGCGCTCACAGGACTATTTAGCGCAGATGATTAACGAGGAGCTTAACACTGGCCAGATTTTATATTACGCGGAGTACGACTACGATAACTTCATGTTTGCCCCCGTGCCAGCGGCGCAAACAACGATTGAGTTAATTTATTACGGGCTCGTTCAGCCATTAGATGACACCAACCAAGAGAATTTAATCACACGTGAGATACCGCAGGCCTTGTTATACGGCACGCTGTTACAAGCGCAGGGTTACCTAAAGGCGCTTGATAAGTTACCAATCTGGAAACAATACTACACCGACGCAATCGCGGCAATTAAGAATGAAGATAAGTTACGCTCCGTTGACCGCAATACCTCCGTAATGGAACCTTAACATGACAACAAATACATACACATCACCTTTCACTGGTGACGTCGTCCAACCAACGGACGTTAGCTTTCAGAGCCTGTCCCTCAGCGCTAACTCAGCGCTTGCGTGGCCGTCTTACATTCCGCCAAACTCAAGCTACATACCTGCGTCGCGTATTATTAATGTCACACCAACCGCGGCGGGTTTCTCCTTAGCATTACCCCCTGGATCACAGGGCTCCGTCGGTACCGACATTTTATTTGTCAACAAGGGCTCATACTCATTTAACGTTACCTACTCCGACGGCTCTAACTCAGCAACAATCGCCGCGGGTCAGGCACAATACTATTATTTAACAAACAACAGCACCGACCCTGGCGTATGGAATAACTTTGCGTATGGCGTTGGCACGGCCTCATTAAACATCAACGACATCGCCGGCCCGGGTTTAACAGCGTATAACGGCCAGTTAGCAACGGCTAGTCTTGTTTCAGAAATATCCGCGGTGCCAACTCTTGGTCAAAACAACTTAGCAACGGCGTATGTGTGGACCGGCGGTATTAACACAATCCAGTTACCTGCGTCGTCTGGTTTAAACTACGGTTGGTTTATTTTATTTAGGAACAACGGAACCGGCGCGATTACATTTACACCGCAAGGTATTAATAAGGTTAATGGTGGTAGCTCCATTATTTTTAACCCTGGCGACTCCGGAACCATTCTGTTTAACAAAACCGACGGTAACTTTTTTACTGTTGGTTTATCCAACCCATCCAACGTTAACTTTACATCAGCAACATACGACGTTGATAGTATCGTTGGTAGCCCATATAGCCTTGTAAGCTACGCGCCAACAATTCAAACCTATGTTGCTAATTCCGGTACACGTTCAACCAACTTACTGGTAACCTTACCAGCAACAACTAACCTCTACGTTTTAGTTAACAACACCAACCAAAACGTTTACACTCTGTCCTTCCAAATTACTGGGTCATCTCAGACACCGCTCGCGATTGGTTCAGGATCAACCGCGTTGGTTTTAAGCGATGGTAACCAGTTATATTTGTTAACACAGGTTGGTTCCGGTACCTTCTTCGCAAACAATGGATCCGCCACGGCGCCGTCTTTTTCGTTTACGACAGATACAACAACTGGTATGTATTTGGTGTCAACCGGTCAGCTTGGTTTAACTGCTAACGGCCAACGCATGATGCTGTTCAATAACAGCTCCGTTGGTAACCCATTAATCACAACGCCGGCTAACTTTACGGCAACCGGCGGAATAAATGGCGGATCATTCTAATGGCCGATCAACAACAAAATAATCAGTATGATCAAATTTATACTTTGGTTTCTAAGGCTGGTATAAAACGAGACGGCACATCATTTGAATCAGAGGATTTTAATGACGGCGTGTGGTGCAGATTCCAACGTCTCGTACCTAAAAAAATGGGCGGGTACCGCCAGATGTTTAAGGAACCCAATGGCATACCGCGCGGGTTAATTATTAACGCATACAACGGCGTTAACTACATGTTCCTTGGGTACAACAATGGCTTAGACGTGTTCACAACGGGCACGTCTCTTGGTCAGGGATCCGGTCCCTACGCGGCGCCCTTATCTAATTTTACACCTGACAGCCGCAATTTGTGGCAGTTTGATATGCAGTACAGCCCGTCAGGTGGGAACTTAAAGGTACTGGCGCATCCAGGTGTTAACTTAATAAACATCGATAACTCGATTAAGTCACCGGTGCTTGTTGGTAATATGTTACCCACTGCGGGTGCATGGAGCTTCAGTGAACTCGCCGACACCGGCGGTCAGAACCCAACCAATCAACCTATCTCCGTTGACGGCGGTGTGTGCGTGCTGTACCCATTTATTTTTGTGTATGGGTCAAACGGTTACATTGCTAATAACAACGTCGACTCAACTTATGCCAACCAGGTCCTAACTGACTGGAACGGCCCCTTGGCAAACCAAGTAAACATGTCCGCAGGAAAAATTGTTAAGGGAATGCCAATCCGCGGCGGATCCTATGCGCCGTCTGGATTATTCTGGGCAACGGACAGCTTAATACGTGTGTCGTTTACCGGAAGCGCCAGCCCGTACTGGCGTTACGACATTTTATCTAGCCAGACATCTATTCTGTCCTCTAACTCCGTTGTTGAGATGGACGGAACGTTTTTCTGGGCAGGTACCGACCGTTTCTATTTATACAACGGCTCCGTTCAGGTTTTACCAAACGATAAAAATATTAACTGGTTCTACGATAACTTAAACTTCCAGCAACGTCAAAAGGTGTGGGCAACCAAGGTCCCGCGTTTTAATGAGATCTGGTTCTTCTACCCACGTGGTACCGCAACGGAATGCAACGACGCAATTATTTATAATGTCAAGGACAGAATTTGGTACGACGCGGGTCAAGCAATCGGCGCGCAACGCTCCTGTGGTTACACCACCGAGGTTTTCCCTTCACCAATATGGTGCGGCAATACCTACTCCGCGGTGTACAGCCCCGTACAAACCGTTATAGCGAAACCCGCTGGGTCCAACAGCGCAACGTTCACCGCGTCGATTAGCGGCACAACGATGACCGTTACTGGTACACCTACTGGCACAATTCTAGTTGGTATGGTTGTCACGGGCACCGGTGTGACCTCTGGCACAACCATTTTATCACGTGGCACCGGAACAGGTGGTGCAGGAACGTACATTGTCAGCGCGTCACAGACCGTTGCCAGCACGTCAATGTCTGGCTCCTTAACTTTACCCACGACAAACGCAAATCAATTCTACGTTGCCGGTGACCAAACCGCGACGTTTGACCCTGGTACGCGGTTTGTATTTTTTAAATCTGATACGTCCCCGGTGTACACGGTGGCCTCCGTGGCATACTACTTTAACTCATTAACTGAGTCCCTTGGTGGTGTTACCTTGGTAACGGCAACGTCTTCTAACTTTGGAACCTTAACAGTTCTGCCGGGGCAGTCAGTCTTCACCACAAACAACGGCTACTCAGTTTGGCAGCAAGAGTTTGGCCAAAACGTAATTGGGGACAACGGCGAGGAGGCCATTTACTCCTCCATTACAACTTGTGATATTAGCTGGGTTGGTGGCTCACCAAGCGGTGACACACCAGTGGGTATCAACCGAAGGATTCACTTACGACGCGTTGAGCCGGACTTTGTACAAAGCGGCAACATGGACATGAGCGTTATAGGGCGTAAGTTTGCGCGTGGCGACGTGGAGGTCTCCGGGCCGTACACGTTTGGTCCTAACGACGGAAAAATTGACCTGCGTGTGGAATACCGCGAGGCGAAGCTACTGTTTGAGTCCAACACCATTGATGGAAACTTTGAAATGGGCCGGGTTCTTATTACCGCGGAAACTGGCGACCAGCGCCCATGACGCAACGTATTAACCAGCCCATTATTTGGTCTACGTCGTTTTCTGACTGGGAAACCTGGAACGGTAACCTTGTTTTATATTACGGCGAGGAAACCATCCCCTACTCGGATGACTGGGTTATGGTGGCGCGCAATGTGGTGCAGCTACCAACGTTCTCGTCTTACTCCCCGCCCAACCCAGAGGATTTTAGTATGTGGCAGGACTGGGCCGACGCCTTTACAATATCTGTAAATGGACCCACAAGTTAGGGCGCAAAATGCGCTTTTTTTGTATTAATAGATATAGAAACAATAACCCAAAGGAACTTAAAATGCACGGACAACAAACAATGAAGCACCTTAACGACAAGGCCGTAGCAGACGCAATCTTGGCCTCAAGAAAAGCAGTAAGCCCAGTCGCCTTAGACCCAAAGCTCGTAAAGGCAATGGAAGATGTATTGGCACAGAAAGCAATTGCAAAATCTGCTAACTAATGCTTCATGCGTTCCGTGACCCGTCGGGAAGAATGTCCGTACAAGACATTGTGCGCGAATCTCTTCGACGTCACGGAAGGCAAAATGATTTTCAAAAAGTATACGCCGCGCTACATTACTTATTAAAGAAACCAGAGCATCGTATTCTACGTGAGGGCAACACGCTCTTCTTTATTCACATTATTAATAAAGGCGAGTGTAAGTTTGGTTTAATAGACGCCGACTCACCAAAGAACATGCTACGAAATGCTAAGGGTTTTTTTGAGGCAATGAAAAAGGCCGGATATAAAAAAGGCCATGGCGAAACCAACAATCCAAAATTAATCAGCGTCATAGAAAGAATGGGAATACCCGTACGCGAGACCGGCAGGTCAAAGTCTGGCATGATTAATTTTGTAGTGGAGGTCTAAATGGGCGGCGTTGTTAGTGGTATTGGTGATGCGTTTAGTGGATTAATTCATGGGGCGGAAAACTTAGTTAGTGGCGCCGTACAAACCATTGGTAGCACACTACAAAACATTATTAGTAATCCACTACCAACCATTGAGACAGTTGCTTTAAGTGCTGTGGGTGTTCCCTACCCAGTGGCCGCAGCGGCTGTTAGCGCAGCAAATGGTGGTAGCTTAGAGAATATTGCTATTAGTGCCGGTGCGGCATATTTAGGATCACAAGTTGGAAGTGCGGTTAGCTCTGGGCTTGCGCCGGGGGAGTACACACAGGGACCTGATGGCACGTGGTACGCAGATGATGGTACAGTGGCAAATCCTACAGTTGCCCAGCAAGCCATGCAAGGAACAAACCTTGCAACACAACAAACAATTCAACAAATTGTTGCTGGTGCATCGGCGCCTGCGGCAGCGACTGCACTAAAAGGCGGTAGTTTTAATGATGTTTTAAACGCTGGTCTTGCTGGTGGTGTGTCAGGTTTAGTAACATCTCAATTGGCTAGTGTCGGTGTTAGCCCAAAGGATATAGACGGGCAATTAATTACTAACACAGTTAACAACGCAACCAAGGCAATTCTTAGCGGCCAAAGCGTTACAGCTGCGATTACGAATTCCACAGTGGCAACGTTTGCTTCTGCTGGGCTATCTAGTTTAGCGGGAACAATACAAGACCAATACGGTGAACTAGCAAAAAATAGTGATACTCTACAGTCGATTAACAGTACGTTTAATAGTGTAAAACAAACCGCAAATGATTTTTATAATAACACGGTTAGTACACTAGGTAGCACGGCTAAAGATTTATATGGTCAGTTAAGCTCAACGTATAATCAAATACAAGACGGCATTAACCAGTACAACGCCTTAAAGCCACAGGCCGATGAAGCAATTACTTACGCAAAAGCAGCATCTGATCCGTGGAGCGGGGACAATCTTAACGCAATACCAGTAGATATTCTTAACCAGTTTTCGGGTTTTAATGAAATGGCGCAGTACTACACTGACAAAGCAAACAGTTATTCTAGTCAGTTAAATGATATCGCTAATAACGTTAATAGTTTAAACAGCACGTATACTAATTTACAAACAAGTTACAACCAAACAACAAGCCAGTTAACCGACGCAAACAATCAGTACACGTCGTATGTTAACCAGTTAAATGATTTGTCTACTCAGGCATCACAGGTAACAGACACAGTAACCAATTTGTCATCTGATCTTGGTACTAACATTGCTAAGTTTACAAGTACCGAGTCACAGGTTGTGACAGATGGATTATTAAACCAATCTGCACAACAAGCGGGTTATAGCAATTACGATCAACAAAAAGAAGCAATACAAGCTGGGTTCAGCGGCACGGACGCAACGGATTACACCGCCGCTCAACAATCAGGTTACACAGATTACGCAAGCTACAAGGCGTCATTAGACGCACAAAAACCCGCGTCAACTGTAGCGGATAACACAACACAAACTGCGCCAGTTACAACACAAACAGCGCCAGTTACAACACAAACAGCGCCAGTTGTAGCAGATAACACAACACAAACAGCGCCAGTTGTAGCAGATAACACAACACAAACAGCGCCAGTTGTAGCAGATAACACAACACAAACAGCGCC